CGACGTGCTGGCCTCGATGTCGGCAGCCAAGCGGCTGCGGTTCGAGGCGGGAGAATGGGCGAGCGAGGTCAACGGCGCGCTCTGGGCAGCAGAGGACCGAACGGCGCCGGATGGGCGCAAAATGCCGGGGCTTGACAGCCTTCGGGTTGCCAAGGCGCCGGAGCTCCGCCGGATCGTCGTTGCGGTGGATCCATCGGGGACCCGGGGCGACGGCAGTGGGGACGATATCGGGATTGTGGTCGCGGGCCTCGGCTTCGACGGGCTCGGATACCTGCTGGAGGACGCAACCTGCAACCTTTCGCCCGAGGGCTGGGGCCGGCGCGCGGTGGAGCTGTACCACAAGCACGGCGCCGACCGGATCGTGGGCGAGCGGAACTTCGGCGGCGACATGGTGCGCTTCACCGTCGCCACAGCCGACAAGAAGGCGGCATTCAAAGAGGTCCACGCCAGCCGGGGCAAGGCTGTCCGGGCTGAGCCGATCAGCGCGCTCTATGAACAGGGCCGCGTTCACCATGTCGGGGAGTTTCCCGACCTCGAAGACCAGATGTGCAACTTCACCGCCTCGGGCTTCATCGGGGACGGATCGCCTGACCGGGCTGACGCACTGGTCTGGGCGCTGACAGAGCTGATGCTGGGCGAAGAACAAACCGTCGCCATGCTGCTGACAAAGAGGCACCGCCGATGAACATTCTCACCTACCTGGTGAACGCAGCCCGGCGGGTGGAAGCCATGTTTCCGGGTTACTTCCCCGAGGCAAAGCACAACCATTACAGCGACTTCGGCTGGCCGCAGAACATCACCTTCGCCCAGCTACACGCTATCTATCACCGCAACGGCCTCGCCAAGGCCGGCGTCGAGAAGACCATCCTGAAGACTTGGCAGGACGACCCGGAGATCTGGGAGACCACCAAGGCGAAAGAGAGCGACCTCGAGAGTGAGATCCGGCAGCACTTCGACGACCTGATGATCTGGCAGGCACTGGCCGAGGCAGACCGGCGCGCGATGATCGGCGGTTACGCTGGCGTCATCCTCCGCTTCGCAGACGGCAAGCGGTTCGATCAGCCGGTCGAACGGGTCAGTGGCGGGCTCGGCGGATTGGTCGAGGCTATCCCAGCATGGGGCGGCCAAGGCGCGCAGCTGGAGGTGGCTGAGTGGGTCACTGACGTGACCAGCGAGGACTATGGAAAGCCGAAGCTCTACCGCTTCAACGAGGCGGCTGTCGGCAACGAGCAGAACCAGGTGCGCCAGTTCATGCTGCATCCGGATCGGGTGCTGATCTGGTCGCGGGACGGGACTGTGCACTGCCGGTCGGAGCTTGAGGCCGGGTACAACGACCTGCTGGACGCCGAGAAGGTGAAGGGCGCCGGTGGCGAGGGCTTCTACAAGGCATCGCGCGGCAACCCGGTGCTGGAAGCCGACAAGGATCTCGACCTCAAGAAGATGGCCGACGCCATGGGCGTGCCGGTGGCCGATGTCGCGGACGCCATGAACGCCCAGGTCGAGGATTTCCAGAAGGGCTTCGACCGGTTGCTGATGGTTCAGGGCATGCAGGCCAAGACGCTGCCGATCACGCTGGCGACCGGCGACACGTTCTTCAACGCGCCGGTGAACAGCTTCGCAGCCTCCCTGCTGATGCCCGTGAAGATCCTGCTGGGTTCCCAGACGGGCGAGCGGGCCAGCACCGAAGATGCCCATGAGTGGGCCGTCGTGAACAACGCGCGGCGCGTCAAGCACGCGCGGCCCCGGATCCGCGCACTGCTCAACCGGCTGGAGCGGGTCGGGATCATCCCGGAGCGGGACTGGACCGTGCACTGGGCCGACCTGACCGAGGCCAGCAAGGATAAGAAGATCGAGCGGGCTTTCAAGATGTCCGAGATCAACGCGAAGCAGCCCACCGAACCGGTCTGGCTGCCCGACGAAATCCGCGTGGCGGCTGGCGATGACGCTCAGGCGCCGACCCCCGGAGGTGAAGAATGAAGCAGATCCGCGTGAACATCCGCGCAGCGGTCAACTCCTCGGCCATCCGCCGGGAGCGCCGCGATGGGCGCGACGTGGTGATCGTGCCGAGCGCGACCCTGCCGGACGGCATCGTCATGAACGGCATCCGCTACACCGCCGACGAGATCGCCAAGGGCTTCGAGACGCTGGAGGGCACCCCGGCGCCGCTGGGCCACCCGACCATGAACGGCAGCTTCGTCAGCGCCTCCGACCCGCGTGGCATGGTCCGCGGCTTCGTCGGCGCGTGGAATGAGAACGTGCGTCGCGAGAATGGCCGCGTGCTGCTGGACAAGGTGATCGACGTCGCCTTCGCCAACCAGCTTGAGGGGGGCAAGGCTGTCCTGAACGCGATCGACAAGGGCGAGCCGATCCACACCTCGACCGGACTCCTGTGCAATCTCGAGGCTTGCAACGGCGATCAGCCCGACGGCGCGAAGCACGAGGCGCGCAACATGCTCTTCGACCACGACGCGATCCTGCTGGGCGAAGACGGCGCAGCGACCCCCGATCAGGGTGTCGGCATGCTGGTGAACAAGGCCGTCGGCAACGATGGCAAGGAAATCGAGGTCATCAACTCGGCGTATGAGGACGCAGAGCGTGAACTCGACTGGGCGGCCGATGCTGCCCTTCGTGCCGCCGAGCGCATGGGCCGGGTGCCCGTGCTGGAGCGGATCAAGACCGCGATCATGGACGCCCTTGGCGCCTCCGAGCGGAAACCCTCTGCAACCCAAGGAGAAGCAGGCATGGCTGATGAAAAGCAGCTGGAGACGCTTTCCGCGAAGGTGAACGCCATCGAGGAAAGCCTGACGAAACTGACCGCCGATCTGCCCGGCATGATCGCGAACGCGATGAAGCCGCTGACCGACGCGCAGGCCGAGATCCAGAACGCCCAAAAGGCGGCGGCCGAGGCCGAAAAGGCCGATCTGGTCAACAAGGTCGTCAAGGCGAACATCCTCACCGAGGAAGCCGCCAAGGGCCTGACCAACGCCGCCCTCAAGGAACTGGCAGCCAAGGCTGCGCCTGGCAAGGCCGCGGCGCTGAACGCTGGCGGTTTCGGCGGCGGCTCGGGCACCGACGAGTTCGAGGGCTACAGCCTCAACGCCGCTTTCGAGGAGGGCAAATAACATGGCTGGCAACGTCATCTATCGCGGCCCTGTCACCAAGCAGCCGCGCACCATCCAGAAGGAAGTCGCGGGCGCCTATCTCCCCGGCACCTTCGTCGAGGAAACCGCCACGACCCTGGCGCAGATCACCACGGCGCTCGGCAAGCGGCCCCTGCTGCTGGGCAATGCCGACTACGCTGGTCAGGACATCGCCACCGCCTACACCTCGGGCGACACCGGCGTGGCCTACGAGCTGGAGCGCGAGCAGGTCTACCAGGCCGCCCTTGCTGCTGCGACCTATGCCAAGGATGCCCCCCTGACCATCGCGGCGTCGGGCCGTTTGGCTGCCGCGACGGCCGGGACCAAGGTGGTCGCGTTTTTCTCCGACACCCCCGGCGCGTATACCGCAGGCCAACTGGCCGATGTGGTGATCGCGGACGGCTACGTCGTTCCGGCCTAAGGAGGGCCTGACCATGCTGAAATTCACCCCCGAACAGGAACGGCTGATCATCGCGAATCGCCGTGCCTTCAACGACCGCCAAGTGGCGCTGAACGCCTCGATGGGCGGCGCCGTCATGGTCGGCAACGCCTATGCGCTGCCCAAGGATGTCTGGGGCCAGTGGGACCGCGAGGGCGTCGAGGTGCAACGCAGCACCCTCGGCGTCTTCAATGCCCTGGCCGCTGCCGTCGCCACCCCCATGGCCATCGGCAAGCTGATCCACTACTTCCAGACGATCAGCGACAGCGGCTCGGCCAACGTCTCGCTGGATGGTCGCTCGAAGGCGCGCACCGACAAGCCGACATTCGACTACCACGGCACCCCGCTGCCGATCATCGACAGCCCGTTTTCCTACGGCTGGCGCGAGGTCGCAGCGGCTCAGTCGGAAGGGTACGCGCTGGATGATGGTGGGCGGATGAACGCCATGCGCAAGGTGGCCGAGCAGTTGGAAACGGCGGCTCTGGACGGCTATTCGACCATCACGGTCAACGGTCAGGCGTCCTACGGCCTGCGCAACCACCCCAAGCGCAACACCCGCTCTACCGGGGTCACGCTGAATGGTGCGACCGGGGCGCAATGGCTGGCGGAAGTCACGGCAACCCTGAAACTGCTTCACGGCGACAATTTCAAGGTTCCGGCCACCATCTACGTCAACTGGGATGACTGGTTCTATGCGACCAGTACCGAGTTCACGGCGGGCTATCCCAAGACTATCGCGCAGCGCGTGCTGGAATTGGGCGGCGTTCGCGAGATCGTCCCGGCTGACAGCATCAACGCTGACGAACTGATCGCAACCGTGAAGGATCGCCGCGTTGTGCAGGTTCTGAACGGTATGCCGATGGCGACCCGCGCACAGTTCCGCGCCAACCCGGAGGACGATTACAATTTCGTCACGATGGCGGCGGCATCGATCGAGGTGAAATTCGACGCAGAAGACAACTGCGGCGTTGCTCATTCCAGCTAACAGATGACGGCGCGGGCCGGGTGACTGGCCCCGCCTGAAACATCATTGGGAGTTAGACAATGACGCATCCTTTTGCCGCAAGTAACGCGCCTTACGGACCAACTGCACCGTCTCTGGATATGGTGCCGCTTGAGGCCCCGGCGTCCGACACGGCCTTGTCATTGCCATGTCGTAGCTTCCTCGTCCTGACCGATGGCACGGTGTCTGTAACCACTGCTGCTGGGAATGACAGGACATTCACGGCAACATCCGGGATGATGGTTGCTTGCTGCATCACGCATGTTCTCGCAGCAACGACAGCAGACATCCTGCTATATCAGTGAGGGGAAATCTCATGAAAATCGAAATCACCGAAAAAGGCGTTTACGATGGCAAAGGCCAGCGTATTCCTGTCGGCACCGTCATCAACGTAAAGGACGGTGAAATCCCGTCGAATTTGGTTGGCAAAGGCCGCGCTGTCCGCGCCATCGAGGCCGATCAGGACGACGCGCAGGACGCTAAAACTGCCGTCACCAACCCGGCGAAAAAGGGCTAAGCCATGACGCTCACCATCGAGGACGGGACGGGCGTCACTGGCGCTGACAGCTTCAACACGGTGGTGGAGTGCTCGGCCCATGCCGTTGCGTATTTCGGGGCCAGCCTGAGCGGTAGCGAGGCTGACAAAGAGGCGGCGCTGCGGCGGGCCTATCTGTTTATGTCGGCGCTGGACTGGAAGGCAGGCTTGTGGCCGACATTTGGCGGCACGATCCCGGACGCCGTGAAAATTGCTCAATCCGTGTTCGCGCGGGCTGAGTTCAAGAACGTGGGCTATCTATCGCCAGAGATTGCTCTTGCTGGCCGCAAGGTGCTGACCGAGGTCAAGGGCATCAAATGGCAGGTGGTTGGTGATGCTGATACCGTCGAGGAATCCCGCCCGGTTGTCACAATGGCAATGGACCTGCTGAAACCGTATCTGGCAACCGATCCGGCCAGAGATAAACCGACGATGATGGGCTTTCGGAGCATCGGATCATGAGTGACGGCGACGACATTGCCGCCGAGATTGCCGCTGCGCTGATCGAGGCAGCGGAGGCCACAGGTGACGGCGAATACACCGCCACCCTGACCCGCCCCGGCGCGGAAACAGACGCAGATGCAGGAACGCCGTGGGGCGCAGCGGCAACCGGAACAGCACCGCCCCCTGACACCTACACCGTGACCGTGTTGGAGAGCGGAACAACAACGCGATACAGCCGTGCAGACGATGGGGCGCTGATCCCGCGTACCGTGCGAGTGCTGACCGTGGCCGCAACCGGGGAAGCACCGCAGATGGGCGACACAATCACGCTGACGGACGGTGAGCACAAGATTGCCAAGGTCGAGCCTCTGGCCCCCGGCGGAACCGCCTTGCTATTTGACGTGGAGATAGCACAATAGGCGCGTGTATCGCGGCTATCATATCTGGCGGATAATCCACCACCTGAAACATGGCAATCATCGGATGGCCTTGGACGCTTGGGCCACGCCTGACGCGGAATTTAGCTTTGTTGACGCGATGATACTGGTCGCGTGGATCGAAGGCACAAAGGCTGAACTGGCCCAACGCGGTATCACCTGAGAGGCAACCACATGCCACGCAATCCAACCGCAGCACAGCGGGCCGCACTGGCCGCGCTACTGGATAAGTACGGGCCGATTGTACGGCAGGCGTTTGAGGCGGCATTCTATCGCGGGCGGGCGCGGGTCGATATTCGGGCGCTGACTGACGCCCTTGAACGCGGCGCGTTGGGTGAGGCGGTCGAGATGTTCCGCATGGAGCAGGGCGACTTTTCCGCGCTACGTGAGGCGGTTCGGCAAACGTATTTTGAGGCGGGCGACGGTGCCAGCGTTATCCTACCCCGGCAGATCGCTGCGGCGTGGGGATTTGACGGACACAACCAGCGGGCCACAGCCTATATCGAGGCGCACGGGGCCGCGCTGGTGCAGGGCATCATTGACGATTCACAGGACGCCGTGCAGCGGGCGTTACTGGACGTGCTGCAAAACCCGCAGGAACGTAGCCTGCGTTCTGCTGCGCTGGATATTACCGGGAGGATGAACCGGGCGACAGGCAACCGGACTGGCGGCATTCTGGGTCTGACTGCGGAAATGACGGACTGGGCAATCAACGCCCGCAACGACCTGCACAATCTGGACAGGCGGTATTTCACCCGCGCCCTGCGGGATCGGCGGTTTGACGCAACGGTGCGCCGAGCCATTGAGAGCGGAACGCCGCTGACGCAAGCGCAGATCGACAAAATAACCGGGCGATACAAGGACAGATTGCTGGCCTATCGCGGCAAGCAAGTGTCGGAGAACGAGACATTCCGGGCACAGGCGGCCAGCCGGGAAGAAGCGATGATGCAGGTCATGGAGCGCCCAGACGTGGAGACCGTTACGCGCAAATGGCAGCTTGGGTTCCCCAAGGAACACCGGGAAAATCACGTTGCACTGGCAGGGCAGCGGATCGACTGGACCGAAAGATTTGACCTTGGCAACGGCATCACAGCGCGTTGCCCGCATGACCCGGATTTGCCGATTGGCGAATCCGCCGGGTGCAAGTGCAGTTGCGTCTACCGCGTGAAGCTGCGCCGCGACTGACAAACGAAATAATCGAAACGCCGTCCTTCGGGGCGGCTTTTTTTATGGGGAAACGTCATGGCAAAGCAAACCTTGAGCGCCGCGCTGGCGCAGTTCAAAGACCTGTCCATGAACAACATCAAGTACGCGCTGAATGAGTCAGTGCAAGACGTGATGGAGGGGGCGCAGACACCGCAGCCAAGCGTCAAAGTGACTGGCGGCAGCTTTGAAACCGGGAAGATCGCGGTCGATACTGCTGAACTGATTAACAGCCTGCACCTTGACGACCAGCACATCGGTGATAACCCCGAGGTTGTGGGGCTGATTGAGCCGGGGACAATCCAGACATTTGAGTGGCAATCAGACCATGCCGCCGCGCATGAATACGGGTTTACGCACACGTCAGGCAAAGAGGTTCCGGGACGCTTCTACGCCACTGAAAACGCCGCAAAATTCCCCGATCTTGTCGAGAAATACGCCAAGGAGGTCAGCGGCAAATGACCCCTTCGCAGATTCTCAACGCAATCGGGCAGCACCTTTTGACGATGACCGATTGCCCGCCTGTGGTGTGGCCGAACAAACAGCCCGCAACCCTGCCTGCCTTGCCATACCTCACCGTGCAAATGGCGGCACGGCGCACGTTTGACCCGACATTGGACGGGTCGTCTGAAACCAGCACCGGAAAGGCGGTCATCGTCGTGGTGCATGACCTCAATGAATACTCAACGCAGGCGGACGACTTGGCGGCGCTAGTCAAGGCGCATTTCCCAAAGGGACGCCTGACAGATGATCTGACAATTCGTCAGTCGCAAGTCCTAGACGGATACCCCACCGATACCGATTGGCGCGTCCCGGTCAACGTGGATTGGGTCGCCTAACCCTTTGCCCCGCTCTCGGGCTGGCATCCGCCGAACAGGGAGCAAACCAAACTCAACCAAACTGGCCTCGCATTCGCGGGGCCTTTTGCTTTTGAAAGGGCAATAAAAATGGCAACCAAAACCAATATCGGGAAGAGCGTATTCTACTCTCCCGCACTCCCCGCGACCAATGACGCGGCAGGCTTCGAGGCACTGACATGGACCGAGGTTGAACACCCGATTCAGGCCCCGCAGTTCGGCATTACCCATGCCAACGTTGATGTTCCTGACCTGAAAACCGGGTTCACCACTGGCGCAAAGGGCGCGGCGTCTGGCGTCGATAGCCAATCGTCGTACCGCATTGATGGCGGCGCTTTGAAAACGGGCCAGTCCGCGCTGAAAACCGCAGCGGAAACGCTGGATACGGTCGGTTCCTTCAAGGTTGGCCGTGGTTCCGGCACCGATGGCGCTTTGGAGACTGGCGACCCCGTCGAATACGCGCAGGGCTACGTCCACAGCTACAACGAAAACCAAGCGACCACCGATACCTATGAAGGCTTCTCGGTCAATTTCAAGCAGAACGCCGTTTCTGTGAAGGCGACCGAGCCCGCCTGACCCTGATCCGGTCGGTATACCTTCCCGCCGACTGGTCGGGCCGGGCCGCTCTCGGGGTTGGCGGCCCGGCCCATCATCAAACCCCGGCATTCCCTAAAATTTGGAGATACCCCGATGGACTTT